ACAAGATTCCAACCATCAATGAGTCATCACGTAAGACTGTGATAGAGTCGTACAAGGGATTACAGATTCCAAAGTCTGTCAAAGAGCTTTTTAAGATTGGAGAGGTTGAAGAGGTTGAGAAACCAGTAAAGCTTGAGTTTGAGAAGCAGACATACAAGGGTCGTACGATTGATGTCCTCAAGATTGGAGGACGACAATGCTCACGTCTGACTGAGGATCAGATTGAAGAGGTGGCTCGTAAACACCAAATCCCCGGAGTTATCAAGGGTATGGGGATAGCCAGGATGTGCGCAAAGATTGGTGCAAGTCTCATCAGATCAAAAGAACCCAAGTCAAACTTTGAACTTGAAGGCATAAAATACTACGTCGAAGGTGAACACATAAAGGGTGCACTTCGACGGAATGGAAAGCCAAACCCTGGAAGAAAGTGTGCAACTATTCCTACTGAGACTCTCTATAAATATGCTCGTGCAATGGGAATAGATCCAACAGGGAAATCAAAACCTCAAATTTGCAAAGAGATGCAGCATAAGAAACAACCGACTCGTATAGTTGAAGTTCCTGAGGTTCCAGTCAAGAAGAAGAAAGTTGTGGCTTATGATAAAAATGCAAATGTAGAACAACTCTCGAAAGGATATGAAGAAAAGTTTAAGGAAATGTACCCTAATATTGAACTCGGCGAAAAGATTAAGCTAGTAACAAAAAAATGGCTCAATATTGATATAGACATGAATGATTATGTGAAACCAATCATGAGAAAGGTTCTAGCAGTGGCTAAGAATGCGGACGCTATAACTGAGGCAAAGGCTATTATATTGGCTGAACAAATCATGCATTACAAAACTTTCAAGACATCAAAAACCTTGTAAAGGATATTATATAGTTCTACGTCTGATCCGACTGCGGCCGGATCGACAATCTCCATCTCGAGCTGGTAAGACATGTCAGTTTCGGCATCCATATCATCAGGCGCCCCCTTGATGAATGATAGATCGATGCTGAGGTTTTTGCGAATAAACGAGTGTCGAACACGTTGCCTCGTCTCTTCAAAAACTTCTTCATCAGCAGTTTCTTCGTATGGTGTCTCTGTACAAATACCGAGTCGAACATCGAAGGGTGCATCAATCATCTGAAAGTCCTGAACTTCAACTCGCTTCTTAATGACTCGAGTCACCTCCTCAGACTCTTCATTCATTGTGGCTCTCCGACCTCCTGCACCATAATAGATTGTGTCATTCGACACCTTGGTATTTTCCCAACCAGTATATTGTTGTAGGCTACTCAGAGCTCGCTTGTAAGACTCAAAGCCGATATTGGTATCAAACTTTCCACGCTTGAGCTTCCCAAGCCTGAGCTCAATCTCGTGGTTGGGAGACTTCAGGTACTTATTAATAACTGGTACGAAGAAGGCGTGCATTTTCTTACTCTGTAAGAAGAGAAAACCTAGGCTTCAAGCCGCACACTTTTTTGTTGTATCATTATATATGTCTCTAGTTTATAGATTTGATGATACTACAATGTGTGTTAAGGGTGCAACTTGTGTACGTACTAGTGGTACAGTCACAATTGATGGAGTAAAATATACAGGTACATGTAGTAAAATTCCAACAGACGAGGCTACAAGATTTTGTAGCGGATCAGATGCATACATGACTAATGTAAATCCAGTTGTTCCAAAACCCAAGTGTGATTGTGAAGAGAAGAAAAACTATCTTCTGTGGATTCTGATACTACTCGTTATATACTACTTTAAATTTTACTAAGCTTAGTACATATGCAGAACCTTGGGAATACTTGCTACTTCAATACGGCACTTCAGTGTCTGTTGCATGTCCCAGTCCTGACCAATCACTTCATGCTCATGGGATATCAAGGCGAGTGCATATTTACCCAAGAGTACAAGAAGATTGTTGATCACATATGGGTACACAAGAAGAAGGATGTCATAAATCCATCAGAGATGCTCAAAGAATTTCGATCAAGGTATCCACAGTTCAGAGGATCAGAACCCAATGATGTTCAAGAGACTGTCTTGTGCATCATTGATATTTTCGAGGCTTCGATTGGCAAAGAGTGGATGAAGAAGCACTTTTACGGGAAAATGTCCCAGACCATCACATGGGACAATGGGTCGAAGGAGTCTATCGATGACTTTTCGTGTCACACTGTCGATCTAGGTGATGAATTTACCAAAAAAACGACCGAAATTGAGGATTACGAGGATGACAAAGGGGACCGGTGGCCAAAAGCAAAGATTGATACCCATATATCTCATATGGGTTCAGTCTTTATGATTAACTTTAATCTCTACCAAGATAAACAGCTTGTAAAGGTTCCTGAACGCATAGAGGGATACAAACTCATAGCAGCAGCTTTACACATGGGATCGAGACACGGGGGACACTATGCAGCAATCGTGAAGCATAGAAACGATTGGTACATATGTGACGACGAAATGAAAATCAAGGCTGAACATTACAATGAAACGGGGCCATACTACTTTGCTATATATACCAAGAGCTCTTCGAGCTGAATATTCTCACGAATATTTACAAGTGTGCGATCGTAAGTTCGCTTGTTATTCGGATGATCCTTATCTGTCCGAATCTTCAGAACACTCCACCCACTCTTACCATACTCACACTCGACAATCTTCCCCTCATACTCCTTTGGATCCTTCCCTTGTGCATTGACACGTGTCAATGGCATAATGGACTCGTTCTGAATCCATAGACAAGTTATTGTACCATCGGGTCTCACAGCAAAATCAATCGTATTGAGGTGCTTTGGTTTCCACTTGAAGCACGTCTCATGAGTCCCAGTCCTGATTGGCTCATTGACTGGGGTGAATATCAAACCCTCAATGACCTCAATCTCATCAGCTCTCTCGAGTGGAAGCATCTGCTTCACCTTGAGTCGAACATTCCCCTTGGTTGGCAGAATCACTGAACACAACTTTTTGGCAAGAGACAATCTCTCTGTCAGAGGCTTTTGTTTCAAATCTTGACCCTTTATCATTATTGCATCAAACACCATGAACACACCGTCTATGAGCTCACCATCCAGAATGGTCCCAATTGGAACTGAGAGCGTTGTAAAGGTGTAGTTGAACATTCGATCAACCAAGAGGCAATACTTTTTTCCCTCAAAGTGAAAGCACACCAGCATGTTCCGAACCCCATCACTCTTCTCGCAGACGAGGTATGGCTGAGACTTGAGAAGTGGAAAATGTCTACGCTCAATAGATATAGGCTGTGGCCCTGGGAAGCGGTTCAGGTCTGTTGTTCCCCAGCCATACGCTATACACTGACGTAGAGCATCATTCATTTTACTGTGATACCAGAGGTTTCTAGGATATTTGCAACGCACTTATGTATGAAGGTTTGGGTGCACCTGGCTGCCGTACAGGCACAAATTTTTACCCCACCTAGCTTCATGACGTTGAACATTGTAGCATCCATTGGAATCACAGTCCCCTTGAGAATCTTATCCACCGGTTTCACATCGAGACACCATACCTGAGGCTCTGTCTTTTCAACCGACCAGAGAAACTCTCCAAGCTGTTTATCAACTTTTGTATCAAAGGTTAACCCTCTCTGCTCCGCCGGCTCTTTTGATCCCTCAAGTGTCTTCTTCTTGAAGAGAGCCCAATTCACACCCTCTTTGACTGCTGGAAACACCATCACCTGATACCCTTTTGGGAGTGGGGCACACATAGTAGGTATGCACTCTGGATTGATGTTTGAACCATAGTCGAAGAAGATGACTCGTTCATTATTTTTTAAATATCTCTTGAGACCTGCCATATCTTGGATATAGTGAACACTTGTTTGTATATTGTTTTGTAGACAATGCATGTTGATATGCAATATAGAATTGAGAGTTGAACAGTGAACAGACTTTGACCTTGCAACCGTCACAATGGTGATCATTAATCTACTGAGCCTCTAGAGCTTTATGTAGAGAGCCAACGAAACGAATATTCCCTACATGACCGAGAGTTGTTGTGACATCAGCGTGAATTTGACCACCCATCTGCTGCCAACGTCTGCAAAAGGCGTAATCCTCTGAGAGATATCTGCGATTCTCAGGATCAATCATACAGTCAAATATAGCACAGTATGTATCTAGATCTCGATTCAGATGATCATTGACACAATTGAGCTCTGGATATTGTTTGTACATAGCCTCAACGACCGATCTCTTGATGAGCATGAAACCTGTAGGACCATCTAGAACCTCAACAAAACCATCTTTTACAATATTGTCAGAATCCTCCTTAAAGTTCATCACCAGGCTGGCAGACAATCTTGATGGATCTCTTGTATCACCACTTAGTATTGACTGAGCAGTCTGGTCCCACATGATACCCTTCTTTGGATATGCAGCGACAGCTACATCATGACCAGAGTTTACAAGTCTCAGGACAGACCTAGGATCAAACTCAATGTCGGCATCGATGAACATGAAATAGTCAGCCTTGGAGTTGTACAGGAAACGTGCTATTGAGATGTTTCGGGCTCTGTGAACAAGTGACTCATTCCCAGTAAAGTCAAGCGATATATTGAGGTTTTCTTTGGATGCTAAATTTTGTAGTTGGTAGAGAGACTCTGCGTACGACTGGAGACACAGGCCGCCATAACAAGGCGTAGACAGGAACAGAGTCGGCATTATATATTACAGTTGACTAATCTTTATACAAAAAAATAATCTTGATACAAGGTAAATGACCATCACTTCTGTAGGAATTAAGTCCACCTCCGCCAGCAGCATAAATCTGAATGGAACTCCTGATGTTCCAGACGGTAGCTCTGCACCATACACTGTCAAGGTGTGGTATTCTGATGGCACATCAGATGGTACTAAGAGTGCAACTCTAAGTGGTTCTTTTGGTGGTACTGCTGCTGCACCAACCTTCACCCCCACGACTATGCCAACATCAATCGGCAAGGATTCAGTGGGTATCCTAAAGCTTGAGGGTAGTAACATGCTTATGTATATTCTGATTGCACTTGCCCTATACTACTTCCTAATTATGAAGAAGCGCTAAGCCTCTTCACAACCTCCTCAACCTTTTTAATTGTTGGGGCTGATACACCACACAAGTCACATATAACATTCAGATCAACTTGACCATCAAGAATAATATGAATCACAGTGGCTGCAATAGTCTTGGGAGTCTTCCCCATGAGCTCATCAGACTCTTGAATCCTCTCACATGTCTTGATGATTCTCATCCTTAGGCGCCTCTTTGACTCGTCATCAATCATTGTAAAGTTGATGAGCATCCGAGCAGCAACATCAGACGCCATAGTAATCTTCACCTCTGTAGGAATAACAGAACGAAACATAAATGCAGTTCGAGAGATGTCCTTTGTTGGAATGCCGAATGAATCGGCAATCTCAGATATAGATCTCGAAATGTTATTTCGCTTGCACGCTTCCAGTATACAATTCGCCTTTATGCCTGTTCGAACAGCTCCTCTCGTCAGTTTTTCGGCTGTAAACTTGCGATACATAGCTTCAGCATCCCTGACCACGTGCTTTGGCAGATCCTTCCCAGCCTTTTCGATATCTGCATAGTTGTGAAAGAGCGAACGATCTTTGTGGTTCATCGATGTATGGAAATCGATCCGGGCAAGCTTCTTCAGAGCATAGCTCGCAGTCGACTTTACATTCATAATCGTACCCATCGACCACATCTCAGAGAAGCGCTCATCTGTTGGAGCTCCACACCTCGATGGATCTGAAACCTTTCCGTCATCATCCATCCCCCCGCGCCACTCGGGCTCTTCAGATATATATTCATTATCACATCTCCCACATGACATGCAAGTAGGTAAATCAGAATTGTGGGTATCCTTGACTCCTCCACAAGTGCAGAGGTATTCAGAGTAAAGTACAGGCTTCTGATTTAGCTTGGTTTCGAGGCACGCATCCACCTGTTCCCAGATCATGCTGAGGTCCATGTTTACCTATTTGAAAAGCATCAACCTGGGTCAGAAGGTGCACAAATTTTATATTCGACACTAGTATGGTGCAACCTACTGTGACTAACATAACTTCTACTACTGCACAACTGAACTGGAATCCCGTTTCTGGAGCTGCTTATTATGATTTAACTATATATATTAATGGTTCAGTTGATACTACAATTACTGGTATAGTAACTAATTCTTATCAACTTACATATCTATTGTGTAATCAGTCATATTCTGATATATATATACAAGCTATGGATGCTTCGAATCATTATATAGGTATGTTGCAGGCAACAGGGGGTTTTTCCACACTACCGTGCATAACTTTTACTCAGAGTATTGTAAATGGACAAGTAACTGTTCATTGGACATCTTATAGTGCACCTCCTTTACCAACAGACACTTATACAGCTTATCTGGATAATACTGCTTATCCAGTAGGTAACGCACTTTCATTCGATATTCCATCAAATGCTGTCGCTGGATTATATAATTTTCATTTGATATATGGGTCTGGTAATAGCTCCGATGTTATAACAGTTGAAGTTCCCTGGTTTATTCAGGTAAGTGGTATAACTTCAAATAGTGCTATATTTACTTGGAACACAGTCTCAATAGCTTCAACATACTCAATTGTATTGACTATGAACGGAACTCGGGTTAATACACATTCTGGGCTCACCGGAAATACATATACAATTTTTAATTTAATACCAAATACTACATATCAAGCAGATATATACTGTTATAATAATGCGTCCCCTCCTGATCAACTGCCATATACAGCCATGAATATATTTACAACACTTGATACTCCACTAACTAATACACTTTCAGTTTCGAATAACAATACGTATGCTCCTACACTCATTTGGACAGCACCGGCAGGAAACTATCAAGTGATGTTAAATGGAACATTGTTCACTACCACTAATAATATTAGTAGTCTTACACTAACTGGTGCACCTGTTGGTAACTATACAGCTCAGATCATTGCAGCTTCTGGTTATCCCCCAAGTAATATAGTTGATGTAAATATAACGGGTGTTCCAGTAGATTGCGTTGGTTCATTTGATACATCGGAGTGTGATAACTCTTGTCTTCAGACATATCATGTCACAACTCCAGCTCTCAATGGAGGGCAGCAATGCCAGTATTCTAATCTTGAACAGATTGGATGTAGTAGTATTTCTTGTACAGGGTGTAATGTGGCTGGAGTGACCTGCCCAGAGGATCAAGTATGTAACACAGATACTGCAGAGTGCGAACCAAGACCAGTCTGTCATACAGATGCTGATTGTGATGATGAAATGTACTGTAACCAAACAACTGGTGACTGTGAAAACAACCCTGTAAGTTGTACAGTAGCAGATAATTGTGCAGAGACTGGTCAGAAGTGTGATGAAAGTACTGGTAAGTGTATAGATATAACAGTCTATTGTAAGGAGGATGCCGATTGTGAAGGTGATCTAGTATGTGATCAAGATACTGGTGACTGTATAGACAAGACACAGGATTGTACAACTGGTATTGAATGTGGTGAGGGTTTTATATGTAATGAAGATACTGGTGACTGTATTCTTGTAACTCATGACTGTAATGAGGATGGATGCTCAGAGAATCAGACGTGTAATATCAGCACCGGAAGATGTGAAAAGATAAAGGGTACATCTTACCTATGGGTATTATTCATCACCATACCTATACTCGTCTTACTCATTTGGTTTCTCATTAGAGAATTGAAGAAGTGATACCATATTTGATACATTTTTTAGAGGATAGCAATACATCCTTGTGCATCAACTTTTCCAGTTTAGACTCGGGTAACTGGGTCAGTTCAAGACATAAATCACACATTTGCTTCATAATTTTTTGGCAGTTGTTGAGTTCCTCCTTCATCTCATCAAAGTTTCCCCAACACATATCTGTTCCAAGTTGATGAATGAGAATCCATGCATTCTTCGTCATCACTCTCTCATGCCCTGCAAGATACATAATAGCTGCAGCACTTGCAGTTATCCCATCTGCAATTGTAATCACTTTGCTCTTACAATTCCTGATGTGATCATGGGCACTGAAACCTGCATGGAGGTCACCGCCGTTACTGTGAATATAAACTTTAATCTCTGGTCTAGTATCGAGGCCTATACTCAAGTACTTGATCCTGAGATCAATATCCATCTTACGTAGCTCAGAGTTAAACTCTGCTACAGATTCTACAGCCACGTCACAATAAAAATAAATTTCATTGGCGAAAACTCTAATGTATTTAGGAAGTTCCACCTTTTCTTCATCTGACATACTATTCCAGGCACTGCTTTTTTAAAGTGGCTGTCGTTTTCGCCTTGAGTTTCTTGACGAGGCACAAGTGTGCCAGAACATCAAAGTCGCATTTGTGCAAGTCGTACTCTTGTATGAGCTCAAGACCTTGTCCATTGTCAAAGTAGTCTCTCAAGAGCATGAGAGCATCCACATCCAACTCTCGTCTCTTGACTCTGTTGCACATTGCCCGAACCTTCTTCTTTCTCATGCACATACTTGAGTATTTTGTCCACATCGAACCAGGTCTCAAGTCTGAAGATATGGAGTGACCTATGATTGATGCAGGTACAATACACGACTCGAGACTAAAATATGGAAGAAGATACCACTTGCCAGAGTATATCTCATCATCATATACAGATGCAATACTGAGACATTCAAGCACATCACATGGATCAGCTTGGCTATCTATATAATTATCATGAATCATATCCATTACATGTCCATGTTCTTCAATTATATGTCCTATGTAATCTCTTGGATCTTTCGTTCCATTTACAGAAATCAGAGAGTGAACAAATTCCTTGGGTGTCCAAAAGACATCCTTGGCATCACTTTGTCCGTTGATAATTCTTCTGATATCGCCACCACACCACGATACATCGTAGACACCATAGATCTTTCCGATATCCAAGAGTTCAGCCTCGGTCTTTCTTGGAAACTCGTATGAAAACACATTCATGTGACCTCTCCATGGGTTATTTCCAATAATCACAATTCTCTTCACTTGTTCTAGTTCCCTGACGCCTACAAGATCTTGAACTGCTTCAAAGTCATCTATGAAGAAGAGAGATGAGCTTGCGCGCGATAAAATATCTAATGTGGTTTGTTTCGACTTGAGAATATCAGCATCCAAGTCGACAAAGTCATCTAGGGTTCGTCTGACAGTCCAGGTCTTCCCGATACCTGATGGTCCCCAAATGTAAAGCTTAGAGTGAGTCTTGATGAGCAAATCAAGTGGGTCGTTTTGACACTTTTGTTTTTCTCTCCTAGTTTTAATCATGAAGGATGAGTCTCTTACAGCTCAGTTGTTAAATATGGTTTTGGAGAATAACGCACTGAAAGAGAGGATACTTCCTTATTTAGCAGCTTGGCTTCTATTTAACATAATCATACTATTCCTCCTTGTGTACATCTCAGTCCGAATAAGTTTCTCGTGATAATATAGAATGAATTCAGAATATGAATTGGCATTCTATCCTTGGGTCATTTTTCTAGGTTCAATTTTGTCAGTAGCATCTTGTTCAATTGGTATTGATGCAATTAATAAACTACCCAAAGAAGGTCAAAAGAAATCAAACAAGATGTATCTCATTATTATACTCATCATATCACTTCTAATTATGCTTTACGGTTGTTACGATATATACAAACATTTCACACGATCAGATTAAAAATCTCCAGTACAGATACCATATGGTAGGGTCTTACTATGTGTTCGATCTAGATTTTCTGGACCGAGCCATGGAAGATTGGAAAACACTGTTTCCCACCATTAAACCTTACTATGCTGTAAAGTGTAACCCTCACCCTCTCATCATTCAGAGACTTGTAGAACTTGGAGCTGGTTTTGATTGTGCAAGCATTTCTGAAATTGAACTTGTACGATCCAAAGGTTCGGAAGACATACTATATGCTAATCCTTGCAAGATTCCATCAGATCTCAAGAGAGCTCATGAGCTTGGTGTATCAGTCACCACATTTGATTCAAAGTGTGAACTTGACAAGATTTCAAAATATCCAATGAAAGTTATACTCAGAATTCGGGCTGACGATCCTACGGCTCGTTGTCAGCTCGGGAACAAGTACGGTGCTGAGGAGTTTGAGTGGGACGAGCTCTTCATATGTGCAAAGTTATACAAACTGGATCTTGTGGGTATATCATTCCACGTAGGATCTGGAGCAAACAATGAGGCTGCATATGTAGATGGTGTGAAGAAGGCTCTCAGAGCCGCCAAGAGGTCAATGGATTTTGGGTTTGATCCAAGAATTATCGATATTGGTGGGGGTTTTACACATGGTAAGATTCCTACAGAACTCTCACGGTGTCTGATTGATTATCTCGATGGCTTTGAAGTGATAGCAGAGCCCGGAAGATATTTTGCTGAAAAGGTGGCTCATCTATTCACTCCAGTCATTGGCTATAAAAACAACTCTGTGACAATTGAAGAGTCTTTGTATGGTGCATTCAACTGCAGACTGTTTGACCATGCAGAACCACAACCAGTCTTTCAGGATGAGAGACCAAAGACGAAAAAGACTCTCTTTGGTTGCACTTGTGATGGTATAGATGTAATCTATTCTGAAATAGATTTACCAGACTTGAGTATAGGAGATTTGATTCAGTGGCCTAATATGGGTGCATATACGATGGCTGCAACAACCGCCTTCAACGGTATCCCTTTTTATAAGCGTAAAATATTCCAATCATAAGAAGGATCAATACTATGACTACATATGGTGGATTTTTAGGTTTGGTCATTTTATTTTCCCATAATTTCAAAGCCTGTGTATATGACATTGTCTTTTTACCAATCTGACTACTTACAAGATTGTGAAGATTGACTGACCACTTGAAAGGGTCTGAACTGTCAAAAGGTAAAGTGGTTAGATTTGTCTTGAGGTGCTCTTGACACTCGAGACACGGTATAATTTCAGGAAGTGAGTTGACAAACTGATTCATAGCTGTCAGTTTATCACCTGACAAGTCTGTTCCGGCAGCCAAACATGATATATGTATGACTGCCCAATAATAGGGGCCAAAAAGAGTTGGGTCAATACACATACTCATTACTTTTAGTTACGTTTTTTTTTGACATTAAAAAAAGCATGCACCGTTATACCATGTCTCTGTATGAGGATCTCGGGGTTTCAAAAGATGCGAGCCCTGATGATATCAAGAAGGCTTATAGAAAGTTGGCTATGAAGCATCATCCTGATAAGGGTGGCGATCCTGATGCATTCAAGAAAATATCCCATGCGCATGATGTTTTATCAGATGATGCAAAAAGGCAAAATTATGACATGACTGGAGGGGAGGGTATGCCTGGTGGGTTCGATATGAGTTCCTTGTTCAAAAATATGGGTGGTATGTTTGGTGGTCAGATGCCATCAAAAGAAACTGAGCATCCTATTAACATTACACTTGATGACATATATCATGAGAACAAGAAGAAGCTACGAGTTGATTGGATGAAGAATTGTCCCATATGTACCACCACTTGTAGGCAATGTAAGGGTGCAGGAATGCACGCTCTACAGCTTGGTCCGATGGTGATTCAGCAACCCTGCCCTGAGTGCGAAGGAAAAGGAAAATCACCAAAGGGTTGTAAGGATTGCGACCACAAAAAGAAGATTCGAGAGGTGAGAGATATTACTATTGATATAGGAGCTGATACTCGTCATGGAGAGCGTATCCAGGTGCAAGATATGGGTATTACATTTGTATTTTCAATTATTGATCACAAGGATTTTACACGTATAGGAAGAGATCTTCATTACAAGGTTCAAATCTCATTTATCGACTCTGTCAATGGAACCATTCTAACTATTCCTCACTTTTCAGGCCCGATCAAGCTTTCTACTCAAGATTTCGGAATTCTAGATCCGCGCCAAGAGTACAAGGTATCTGGTAAGGGTATGAAGGGTGGAGATTTGTATATACAATTTGACGTTCAGTACCCAGCAAGGGGTGAAAAAAATCTTACTCTAATATAAATGATTCGTCGGAAGGCTTATTCCTATACCCGCCGTGATGGCCGTAGAGTTCATGTCCCGTCATCTCTGATAAAGGACCGTGGAGCAGCTGGCAGAGGAAAGGTTCGGATTGGTCCAGTGAGAAAGGGACTACTTAGCCAGTATGGCTATTCTCATGTAAAGAATATGACTGTTGCTCAGAGACACGCAGCCCTAAAGATTGCTATAAGAAATCTTGGCCGTCTTCATGTCGAGAGAAGTCTGACCGCCGCTGCAACATATACGAAGCGTACATCTCCAAGGTCATCATCTCGTCTAAGAGCTAATGAGCGTTATGTACGTCGGATGTGAGGAGAACCCTTTGACTTGGCATAACCAGAGAGAACTGGTATCATTGGTGGTGCTGGCGGAGCTGGTGGAGCTGGCGGAGCTGGCGGAGCTGGTGGAGCTGGTGGATCAGGGGTAGGTACTGTATACACAACTGGTTTCACTTCATATCTAGAATATGAAGCCTTACGTACATTTTGTCTCTTACGATAGCTGCTTACACACATATTCTTTAGACAATCCTGACCATCCTCACAGTCTGTATCTACTGTGCACTGAGAGTTGAATCTCCACCAAGCAACTGTACAGCCATCTGACTTTATACGACATCTGATGAAGTCAACCATCCAAACCATAAACAAGAGTCCAATAATTCCAACAATAAGCCAAATAATCCAATGGGATTCCTTAGCCACCTGTTTCATTAACATCAGTTAAGAAAATAAATTACAGGAGCATTATGTCTGTGACTAGTTCGATAAAGTGGGTATGGGATGAACTTGGACCTGGTTACTCTGAAGCAATATATCACAAGGCACTTGAGGTGGCTCTTAGACTCAACGAGATTCCATATGAAACAGAACGTATTATACCTGTAAGTTTCCAAGAGCATGTGGTTGGAAACTTACGAGCTGACATTATTTTGCACGATTGCATCATAGAACTTAAGAGTGTCCGTAGTCTGACGGAGCCAAACAGAGATCAGATCCGAACATATATGAAGCTCTTGGGAAAGGATAATGGAATACTAGTCAACTTTGGTTCTGATCTTCAGATTGAAGAGATTACGCTGTCGGAATGTATTCCCATTTGAGATCCTCACAAATTTTTTTCCAAATCTGATCGTGCTTATAAATCTTTGACTTGTCTTTGAGTAAAGGGAAACACTTGATGTATTCATCCTCTGACAAGAGCTCACAAAACTTGTACAAAACATACGAATAGCTCAAAAAGTTTTTTCTATCCGGTGGACAATTCTTCTTGAATGGAGCTTGAATTTGACCAAACATAAGTCTCAGCTTATCCTCAAGTAGCTGAGGCATACGTGGCGGTTCTATTCCATTTAGAACTGTAGATATATATGGGACGTGTTCATAGTATTTGTTGAGTCTCAACTTTTTGAGCAATGATCGAACCTTGCCGTGTGTAATATCTGAAAGATTTTTGATCTTTTGCTTCTTGAATTCAGCTCTGAGCTCTGCAATAACCTCCTTTGGAACCGTTGTGGATTCCTTAGCCTGAAATTGTGCTATCCATTCATTAAAGTGATTCTTTCTATCGTAAGAATAACTTGTATTCTTCTCCATCTCTTGTTCCTCTTTGAATCCTAGCTCTTCTCCGAGAACATACTCTACCCGGCCACATTCAGTACAAATCTCATCTGAAGAACACGTGTCAGTTATAAACACAGTTGAGCCACATATACATAATCTCACAGATGTCATTCTTTTTGACTGATAATTTCCATCTTCGACACGGGCCAAGTATCTGTCATATATATCCTTTCTTTGGACACCCTTATCAGTCTTGGTTGTGTATTCAGATATGAAGGGTACACATTGTGCTATGTAATCGTACAATTCGGGGCCGTCAAGTTCCCTAACCTTTTCGTTGAATCTAGCCTCCATTAAAGAGTATCAGCTTCATTCTTTTAATGAAGCAAATATTTTTTGCACTTGTCGGCTTTATAAAGTTTTTCAGACCACGTGACTGGACCATTCGTAATATTCATGTACTAGTGAATAATACACGAGTCAAAGTGATTGAGTACTTTTATAATGGTAAAGTCTATAGGTACATAGGGGAGACACTCCCCAAGACTATCGCGAGGGGTTTCTTTCTCCCAATCCAGGCTGCATTATGGAACGGGAGAAATGTGATTGACGTAATCAAAAAGTATTCAGGTCCGAGAAATGACTTTTATGGTAAGGATCCCAATGTAGATTTTATATTTTACAAGGTTATCAAAAAGACATGGATACCGAAATTTTCATTCAAACAAACCAATGCCAAGATTGGTATCTACATGCACTTTGAAGATGAGACTCATATTGAGCCTGAAGAAGGCACACTCGAAATTACAAATGTAATTGGTCAAACATCAGTCTTTGGAGCCAAGAAAAATTTAATATCACCCAAGTTGGCTACTGTATAGCGCAGTACAATTGGCATATCTTCATTCTCTGAAGACTGTAAGAGTTGAACACTCGAAGACATACCAGTCGCTTTGGTGAACAAATTGATATATCGTAAGCTGAATATGTTACTCATCTCAGAGTCTACACTTTCTGTACAAATGACTTGTGTCTCTTGATTTGCAAAATCTCCACAGCACGAAAATGTAATTACGTTTTCGTGCCGTCGAATCTTAATATCGTTCGAAAGATTTCCCATGTCTCTGCATATTCTCTGAAAATCTACAGATGGAAGTGTCGTCACCATATCCATATTGATATCTGGTATATCTAGAATCTCTTCATCAATATCTAGGAGCTTCAGGCTAAACTTTGACATTGACTTTTTAGCTTCGTTGTGTATCACTATATCCATAAACTCTGGTCCATTAATACTTATACTGAGAGTATCATTATTTGTAATGGATTTGAGTAGTTTGTACGTGTTTCCTATGTTGAGACCGGCTATAATCTCTACTGGGCAAGAGTACTCTTCAAAGTTTTCAGCATTCAGAACCATATGGACAAGTGATACACGAGCAGTATCTAGAGTACTAATTCGAATACCTGTTGAATCAAAGTATATATTGATATCATTAATAATATCCTTCAGTACTTCAAATATATTTCTGAAAGATGTTGCTTGTACAGTTTTTAGAAACATCCTATATGAGAGAGAAATCACCTTTTTAAGCTCTCGAGACCCTTTTCGATAGATTGACTAATTTTATGTTCGAGTTCAGTAGTCATTGTTGGTTTTAGATCGCGATTGATACCTGATATAGGCATGTATTTTCCCGATTTGGTGGCGTGCATCTTTGAGAACCCATATCGTTCCACCTTTTCTTGAGTAAGAGATACAAGATAGTCTCTGATGAGCTTTCCGACATACATTTGTCCATTTGTAGTAATCATAGTTGGAACCTTTGTAACTCCTGGAGGAACACCCTCGTTCACGTGCTGATATTGGATGACTGAATGAAGAGCTGGCTTGGATTTGATATATTCTATAATTTCAAAGCAGTGACGACACTTGTCACTATATATGAGAGTTGCCATTATATGTGGCTCGTATTTTGTTGCAAATTTTTTGACGCAGCCATTATATGATTACAGCCCAAGAGATACAACAACTGGAGGCTCACCGAAGAAATCTCAAAAAAGAGACGTATAAGCATATCCTAGAGACGTTTGACAAAAAGATTCGAAGTGCCGTTGCAATGAGTTTTCCCAAGGTGCTTCTTGAAGTTCCGTCATTTGTCTGGGGTTTTCCAATGTACAACATTGATAGTGCAGCCTCATATCTCAAACGTCAGCTCGTAAACCTTGGATATACAGTCAAACAAAATGATTATGTGTTTGAAGTCACATGGGGGAAAGCTCAGCTCATCAAGCCAGAGATGAATGATGCTGATGAAGAGGATCTCCCATCGCTTATTAATTTGCGAAAGATTGCGAGTAAAATAATCCAGCAAAGTAGAAATGGAGGCGGTAGTCGAGGCTCGTAGAGAATACATGATTATGATTCAGGAGTGCATGATCCCAGAGATGTCTAGTACATTCATTAACATGTATGATGACACAGAGGAGATGCTCAGAGGGGGTCGTGGCCGTGTTGCAAAGTTCAAGGAGATTTCTTCCGAGATATCAGAGTGGTCAGAGAATACGGTTGATGTTCACGTAGAACGTATCAAGGCGGAGTGTCCTTGGTTTGACAAGCTTATTGAAGCATCCATTGTAAGTCTAGTTCAGATTCTAAAGTCTGTCAAGATCAACTCCCAGAGTGTCAAGCTCTCTCTGACTATTCCATCGACATCAGAGTTTGTTCGCAAGTGCTATAAGGCTGCTCAAATTCTCATCTGCAAATCCCCAGAGTTTCTGACTGATGATGATCACCGAGAGAGTGGGTTAGTGGTTCGTATCACAAAGGCGATTGATATTGTTATTCGTAGTTATGTCCCACTTCAGAATATCATCACAATGAACATCTCTGCACCAGACGAGCCAGAGCCCGAGTACGAGTCGGAACCGGAGCCAGAGACTATTGAGGAGACGAAAACTATTGTGGATGATGACGTTCTGATGCCAGATGCCACAGAATAAAAACTTTACAAATCTTAAATGGACTTTATTAAGAATCCGGTATTAGCAGCCCTTGTGGCATTTATAGTCACAGCATTCTACCTTTATGGAAAGGATAAGCTTAACCAAGAGAATCAGTCGAAATCAAAGTTTTTCAAGCCAGCACTGCTCAATGCAATTATGGTTTATGGAATTTTGCACCTCGGAACCATTGGTAAAACCAAACCTAACGGACCCTATTAAAGATAGAATGTTCTATGTACATATATGACTACGATCGGTGCATTCAATGATATGATGGAGCAGTTTCTAGAGGAGCTAGTACAGACGTTTCCTGAAGAGCCAGCAATGAAAAAGTACCAGATGTCGTTTGAAATGCTACGAAAGGCTAATTCTCGTGCATGCATGGAGAATTTCATGCAGAGTGTCACACCATACTCACAGCATATCATGTCGAAGGATGACTCGTTCTTTCTGAATAACCCGGAGGTGTTCAAGGATTTCAAGCTAAATTCCATTTGGACATCAGAAGTCTCTGATTCTACTAAGAATGCCATCTGGCAGTATCTACAGACTCTGTACATCCTCGGAAACACAATTTCGGCACTTCCAGGTGATACACTGAGTATGATTGAGCAGATGGCTAAGAAGTGTGCAGGCGAGATGAGCGCAGGAAGTCTTGATGCTTCAGCACTGATGATGGGTATGTCAAATATGTTTGCCCAAAAGAAATCCTAGGTACTAGTAATGAGCTCTGATCTCTTTTCTACAAGTCAACTTTTAGACTTTTGGCCTTCAGAAGGGCGAAGCTATATCGATAATACAAATGCAACCATACGTTTCATTCTTTATGCCGCATCGGCAGTATACCTTTTGACTGGAGACTTTCGGGTTGTCTATCTAGGTCTGATTGTAATGGGTTTCTTAATGTATTCTATGAATACCAAGGGTATTTCATATTTCAATGAAGATTATAATGAACCAGCCCCGAAACAAGCACCCAATACTATGAATATTTCTGGAATTCCACCCCCGGATGAACACCCTGTGAATCTTATGAATCGTCAGGTGCCGGATAGGACGATTCCTGTACCAAAGTATGATCCGACAAACTTTATGAACACTGCATTTCCGGGTATTCTAAGATCGAACGGTGTCATGGGTCGAACGACTGGTGATCCAGACCAGAGAGGGGCTGGCTTTACACAAAATAGAGCTCTCTCATAGTTTATTTCTTTATAAATATAAATGTCGCTTCAGCTAAATACTAGTAATGTGATTCTGGCAACACCAGGTCCGATTCTACCCACAATTGCTGCAATTGTGGCTGCCGATGATGCTCTTCGCCCAGTTACAACTTTTGGACCAAAGAAAATGTATAGCGAGTCAGCCTACCCAGTTCTGAATAACACTCCAGGTGCTAAAGTTCGGTCAAATCCTGCTCCACCAGTGAGCAGCCGTGCAGATGCGAGAAATAATAATCTACAGCAATAAATATGGATCCATTGGCTCTACTAGTTGTTGGTGGATTAGTTCTGGTTGGTCAAAAATTGAATCGGGAAAAATACAGGACGGGGTTGGTTATTGATAGAGTTCCAGTTGCTACCAATAATGAATCACAGTTATTGTACAATCTCCAAGGAACAAGAAATGACCAACAATATGGTGGTGGTATTCAAATTTCAAGTCCAGAGCAAATTACTCAGGCTACAGGCTTAGTGCAGATTAAAAAGACTGAAATTCCTAGTTTTCAGGTTGTAGCTCCAGATGCATCAAAGGATGTATATAGACAACCATCATACAATCTACAGAGTACATCTTCAAACTATATCAAGAATGTAAAAAATAACGAGTCACCATTCCCTATTCAGCAAGTTGGTCGTGGTTTGGGAATTGGTGCAGATGTGCCATCTGCAGGTGGATTCCACCAGGATTACCGTATTCTGACAACTAATATCAATGAGCAGAACCTAGTTCAGCTCCCCGGACCGGGTGCAAATTTGACGGAGACTTCAATGCCTTCCGGGGCTGTTGTTCCTTCTGGGCCTCTCAACCAGCTCCCATCAATTACAGCCTTTCCACGTACAAATGTCGCAACTGTCGAACCTGCACCGGGTGGTGGTGCAAGTTATCCAACGGCTCCAGATGGTATACAGTCCAAGACACAGAGAGCTACCTTGAAAGATCAGAGCTTAGCTCCAAGCATGGGTGGTATTCGTCACTCTCTCGTACCAAACATGACATCTATGACTAATAACATACTTAAATCTACAACTAGAAGTCAAGCCGTACCTTACAAAATGCCAGGTGGGCAAAGCCTTGGAAGCAATACCTCAGGTGACCTTACTACCGTCAGTAATGATCAGAACAGCATTCCTATGGGGAGTGCAAATGGATCCAATTATGGTAACTATGGAGACATACCCATAAGTAAGATGAATCCATACAAGGGAATCGCAAACCCAATACAGCCAAACACTACAACTGCTCAGATGGCAAATAGGAACCCTTTTGTCATTCCCTCGTTTGCTCAGCCATAAAAAAACATTTGAATAGATTAAATGTCTGGTGGTATTACTCAGATTCTTGCCGTTGGTGCTCAGGACGTTTACCTGACCACAAATCCCGAGGTTTCATTTTTCCGAAGCAACTATAAGCGTTACACCCACTTTGCACAGTCTGTCGAGCGACAGACGATCCAGTCTAATCCCAATCCCGGAACGATGTCCTCAATCACCATAGAGCGGAAGGGTGATCTCTTGAGCTATGTATATTTTACTGCTCAGAACTCGGCAAGCAACTCTCTCGTCACAAACATCAACTGGTCCAACACTGTCAACTATACAGAGCTATACATCGGTGGTCAGCTCATCGACAGACAGGATGCCACCTTCAACTCCATTGTGGAACCTGTCGCTCTGACAGATACGTATTCCAAGCGTTTCGGTGGTATCAATGCTGGTACTAACACTTACAACAACACCTTCTATCCTCTCAAGTATTTCTTCTGCAAGGATTACCAGAGTTGTCTGCCACTTGTGGGTCTTCAGTTTCACAACATTGAGATTAGAATCTACTGGTCGACTGCAATGAATCCAGCTCTGAAATATGATGCATGGGCAAACTTCATATATCTCGATGGTCCCGAGCGTGACTACTTTACCAACTCGAATGCAACCATCGATCTTCTGGTCTGGCAGGTTCAGAGACAGACAGTTCCCAACGACTACATTGCCGAACTCGCCTTCAACCAGCCTGTAAAGTTTATTTGTGGTAATGTCCTCCCTTACACATCTGGTCTCCAGACGCTCAAGTCTCAGATTAACGGAACTGATGTTGGCATCTTCAGAGGTCTCCCTCACTTCCAGGAGGTGTCCCAGTACTACCACACCCCAATGGGTCTACACAATCCAGGTTCCGGAGCTGGTTATAATGCACCGGCACCACTCTTCATTATTCCATATTGTCTGGACACTGCAAAACTCCAGCCCACAGGAACTATCAACTTTTCCAGAGTGGACAACTTCAGACTCTCATCTGATCCCAGCACAGGTGTTCAGCTCGCAGGAACATCCACAGCCATCTTTGCACCAGGATCTTATGTATATGCAGTCAATTACAACGTACTGAGAATCAAACAGGGAATGGGAGCTCTTTTGTATGCCAACTAGTATATGAATCTAACACTTCTTTGGGCACTCATCGCCCTGATTTTTGTGCTGACTTATGAACCTAATAAATATGTCAAGTCTGAATAGGGATGGAGAAGCATAAAGCAATAGCTATTCCCGTAAGCTTTATTAATGAAAAGCCTTACTTCTTGCTCGTGCACGACAGGAGATATTCAGAGTGGACTTTTGTAACTGGAGGATGCCGAAAGAGGGAGATTATAAACCCCCTCAGATGTGCCCTTCGTGAACTTGAAGAGGAAACCAGAGGTCTCTTGAACTTGAAACATGGCAAATGCTCCTATTTCAAGTTTCAGACGATGCAGCGAGAGTTTGATGAGCCATTCATGGCTATATATCATGTCTATATCATTGACTATGAGACGACTCTCTCTCAGCAATCATACATTGTTCAGAGATTCAATGAAGAAAAGACAAAGATGGATCTGAGACAGTTGTGCTTCAGGAAACAATATGACGAGAATGACTTTTTGGACTTTGATACTCTTGATGGTCTCAAAAAGAGGACAGTCTGGCCCATGATTACACAGTACATACTTGACAACCCAGAGTTTTACACAAAGCTCCAAGAGGACCGTAAAGAGTTTTCACTCAGATATTAAACAAAAAACACCCTCTAATAATATGAATAGATGGAGGTTACAAG